ACCACCCATCACCTTCTGTGCTATAGCTTCACCTAGGAAGCCAGCTATATTGCCTGCACCTCTGGTGATGGAGTTACGTAGCTGTCCCATCTCTGCTGCTTTGTCTCTAGCCTCTATCAGCATATCTCCTGTGATAATAACTTCTACCATTAGTGAACATCCTCCAATGTATAGAAGTCCCCATAGTAGATGTAACAGAATGGTAGCTTGATTATCATGCCTTCAAAGGCCATCATTTCTTCCTCATCATCTCCTGTATCAACAACGTGATAGACGTTATTACTATACTCAATATCAAAACCAATACCTTGTCGTAGTCCATAACTAATAGACATTATTTATTCTCCTTATTATCTTCCCAGCGTGTCTTAGCAATGATGTAATTCTTTACTAAGCTACTACGTACAATATCTTCAATGCCAAACTCAATCTCAATAAACTCCTTCATGCTACGAAGAATAAATAAGAAATCTAACAATCCACTCTTATCATCTTTCTTCTTCAAATCAACCTGCCTGTAGTCACCACATAAAAAGAATTTAGATGTATGACCAATGCGAGTGATGATTGTATCTAGCTCATGCATGGTACAGTTTTGGCTCTCATCTAACAACACAATGGCATTGTTAAATGTTGTGCCTCGAATGAATGATGTAGATAGAAACTCAACATAGTTTTGTTCTACCAACCTATCCCATGCGTCCTTACGTTTAAACAGATCAGCAGCAATTTGTTTATAAGGCTCTGTAAACATACCCATCTTTTCATCGGCATCACCGGGCAAGTGTCCCATCTCTCTGCTTTGAACTGAGCTACGAATAATTACCAGCTTCTTATAAGGGTTGGTATTATCCATCACTTCCTGTAGAGCTTTATAAAAAGCAATGTATGTCTTGCCTGTACCTGCAACACCTGACAAAGCACCGAAGTAGCTGCCTTGTTGGTACTGATCAAAGAACTCTTTTTGCTTAGCTGTCTTAGGCTTGACCAAGGAGATGTCATTTAGTTTAATTTTAAGACGTTGTTGCTGTGGGGGGGAAGCTGTCTCTGTTGTTGCTGTATCAACTGATTGTCGCTTATTACGAGTAGCCATTAGTTTCCTGATTGTTAATTAAAGAAAAAACGTATATATCATTACAACACATACGCTTTCATTATAGCCCACTTAAGCAGCTTTTCCCCATACATCAGCCCAGTCTCCTTTAGTAGCCCCCTTGCTGTAGTCGGTCACCTTCTGTTCAAAGAAACTAGTATGACTAACACCAAGCATACCATCAACCCAAGGCAAAGGATTCTTCTTCACCTTATAGATTCCTTTCATACCCATACTAATAAGGCGGCGATCAGCAATGTAACGAATGTATTGTTTAACATCATTTGCTGTAAGACCGTCAAATGTACACATATTAAAAGCTAAATCAATAAAGGCATCCTCTAAATCTACCATCTGATTAGCAATTGTTTTAATAGCATCAGAGCTAGAGTCTTTAGGATTTTGTTTAACCCACTCCCTGTACACTTTAATCATTCCCTCAGCATGCATCGTCTCATCTACAATACTCCAAGCGATAATCTGACCCAGCCCTTTTAGCTTGCCGTTACGTGCAAAGTTTAGCAACATAACAAAGCTTGAGAACAATTGCATGCCTTCACCAAAGGCAGAGATGGTAGCAATCTTTTCAGCCATAGGCTTGTCGTCTAAGCCTTGTATATACTCATGCTTATCCACCATCTCACCGTACTCTAGAAACTCGTTGTAGGTTGATTCAGGTAGGCCAAGTGTTTCAATGAGGTGAGCATATGCTGCTACATGTAACGCCTCACGTCCAGCAAACCCACTCATCATCATCCTTACCTCAGGCTGCTTAAACGTAGGGATGTAATGGGTGTAGTAACCATCACCAATGTCTAAGTCACCCTGCACAAAGAAGCGCAATATCTTTGATAGAAATTCACGCTCTTCTTTATTTAGTTTCTTTTGGTAGTCTTTGACATCCTCACCCATAGACACTTCGCTATGTAGCCAGTGACTCTGCTCATGCTGTAACCAAGCGTCATACGCCCAAGGGTAAGTAAATGGTTTGAAGCTACTACGCTCTTGTGTTAAATCTTTTTTCATTAGTTATTCCTTTGTTACCAATGTCGCCATGTGTTGGCAATGATGTGAAGGCAGGTGATTATTTCTAACCACCGTACCAAAGATAGTCTTACTAACCTTCGCATTTCGTTATACTTTTATACCCTGTTAAATTCTATCGTAGTTCATTCGCAGGCTAAACAACTATCACCGTTAACTACAGAAGATAAATCAATATTATCTTCAATAGCTCTGCGCTCTACAGCGGCACCAACCTTATCAGCCTTACGCACTTTATCACTACGCAGGTAGTACAAACTCTTGAGTCCATTCTTCCATGCCGAGAAGTGAATGGTATGTAAATACTTGATGGATGTGTCAGGTGGAAAGAACAGATTTAAGCTTTGACCTTGATCAATATATTTCTGTCTATCACCAGCTAGCTCTACCAACCAACGCTGGTCAATCTCCATAGCTGTCTTAAACGAAGCCTTCAATGTATCGTTAATAGATAGGTGCTGCACACTACCATCATTGGCAATGATTGATGCCCAAGTGTCATCATCGTCCATGCCAAGGCGTTGTAGTTCATCCTGTAGAAATCTGTTCTTATATACATGTGCTCCACTCAAAGTGTCTTGTCTAAATACGTTAGCGCGGTAAGGCTCAATAGAAGGACTAGTGTTGCCCATGATTAAACTACTGCTTGCATTAGGTGCAATAGCCATTGTATGACTAAAACGCTTATGAAGCCCAGAAGAAAGTGCATCAGGACAACTACCACGTTCCGTAGCCAGTTCTTCATTCGCTTTATCAGCATGTGTTTTGATATGCTTAAATATTTCATTGTTAATAATCTTAGCCATCACACCTTCCATAGGAATTGTGTTCTTCTGTAGGTATGCATGAAAGCCAAGTGCTCCTAAGCCTACACTACGCTCCATCATGGCTGAATGTGTAGCTCTGTCAATGACACCAGCTGGTGCATCCTTGATAAACACTTCCAACACATTGTCCAACATCTCTAACACATCCTTAATAAACTGTGGATGGTTCTTCCAGTTGTCATAGTATTCTAAGTTTAGTGAAGACAGACAACACACAGCTGTACGTTCTTTACTTGTTGGAAGAAAAATTTCCGTACATAAATTACTACCATTGATAGATAGTCCTTTGTCTTTCAAGTGCTGTGGTAGCTGTCGGTTAGCTTCATCAATAAAGACGAAGTAAGGTTCACCTGTTTGCATACGCAACTCTAACAGCTTCTGCCACAAATACTTAGCCGAGATGGTATCTACCACTTCACCATTAGATGGATTGATTAGTTCCCATGTATCATCAACATCACCATCCTTCATACATGCTTCAATAAGGTGCATAAACTTGTCAGTGATGTTAACACCATGATGCAGGTTTAATGTGCGTAGGTTCTGATCACCTGTTGGCTTACGCATCTCAATGAATTGAATGATGTCAGGATGACTAATGTCTAAGAAAGCTGCGTAGCTACCACGCCTTGTACGTCCTTGACGATAGGCCAAGCTACTGCTGTCATAGATTTTCAAGTGTGGCATAACACCTACACTCTTGTCATCGCTGTTGCGTATGCCTACATGCACACCAACACCGCCTCCCAACATACTTAGCCAGTTCGTCTCTGATAGATTTTCAACCAAACCCTCTGCACTATCATCCATATAGTTGAGGAAACAGCTAATAGGAAGTCCACGCTTACTACGACCATAAGAAAGAATAGGAGTGCTATAACTGAGCCAATGCTGACTGCTATAGTCATAAAGTCTTTGAGCATGCTCAGGGCTACTTGCAAACTTTTCCGATACATAGGCAAACCTTTCTTGGGGGCTGGTCTCATTGTCCATCATATAGCTTTCTTTAAGACGTTGTAGTCCTAAAGCATCAAACAAACTATCTCGTGTGTAATCAATTTTCATTATTGTATTATGTTGTAGGGAAAGAAAAGGCAACCGAAGTTGCCACAGAGGGAAAGGTAGTTATATCAGGATTCTTCTTCTGGTGGTGGTACGTATTCCATCAGCAACCGCTTATGTGTTTCAGCTAATGGGTGGTCATTCATGATGACCACACCTAATAACTCTAACACATCTACCACATCATCCACTGTCTTCAACGCTTCTCGATTTAAAATAAACATCAGTCTTCTTCTTTATTAAAACATTGGGACATAAATTCTACCACAACACTAGCAGAAAACTCTTCCGTATCAGCAAAGAACATTATGTTCTCTGTTGTTTCGTTGGTATCACTGTCAATACATTCTATATAAAACTGCTTAGACATTACTGTCTCCTTTAAACAACGATGGGAACTCTTTAGCTAACACAGCCTTACATTTATCTGCTACATATCGGTGCTCTTTCTGTGTAGCAGCATCACAACGAATATCAACATAATGCATCCAGCTACGCAGTGTACCATTCATATACATCCTACTCATTGTCAATCCTTCAGGCAGCAGCTTACGAGCAACCTCTTTAGCTATGCCGTTGTTAAGAGCTGCGCCATAGACTCCCCTAACCTGTGCTATTAAGGTGCGTTGCATCTCGTCCCACCACCGCTGTAGCTCCCTGTCCTCAGTTGGCAGCGAGTTCTGCCTGTTCTTATCATCCTGCAAACGCGCCTCTGACAAGGCATAGTCATTAGCCACTGCATAACGTTGACTAAATTCTTGAAAAGAAAAGCTCCTATGTCTGAGTATCTGACGAGCAATGTCTCTGGTTGTCTCAATCTCCATACATACATTCACCATCTCAAATGGAGACCAGTGCTTTTCCCTAATCAGATATTGCAACAGCTTCTCACTGTTTGGGTTATCTTGATTGGCAGGGTTACTAACACGGGCCATATAAGCAATGAGACGTTCAGCGTCTGGTGTTACCCATACTAAGTTTACTTTATTACTCATGTTACCACTCCAAATCTTCTGTATAACTAATCTTCTGATAAATTGTATTAAGTGTTTCAAATACATGTAGATTTCCTGACAACACTTTGCTAGTGTAAACTACAGATTGTCTACCTAGCTTAGGATGATTAACTACATCATGTATTATTGCTGTTGTCCCATGAAATGCTGCCTCACCTGTAAAGAATACGATAGGCTTAGCCTTATTATAGTCTTGTTGAGAATAAATATGATCATCAATATTGATGTTATCTGCATCCTCCTGCAACATAAACATCAGACAGCAGATAGCGTGTGCTAGATGACTGTAACCACTCTCTTCATCAATGTCCTCATGTTTCATGTATGCCACTATATGGCGAATAGCAGCAGCAGAGTAGCGTTGGTGTAGGTTGTCCACCTTCTTCCAGTTGTGTCGGTCATACTTAGCTGCACCAAACGTCAGCACCTCCACTACCTGTTCTAAAGCATCAAGAGGCAGCAGTGTGTAGTCTGGCTTACCGTTGTCATATTTAATACCATTCATTTCTTTCTAGCCTTTCGTTCTTCGTTAGTCTTTGTCTTGTGGCACGGCTTACATAAAACTTGAAAGCCTTCCTTCTCACAAAACATTCTATCAATAAACACATCAAATCCTTGCCAACCTTTTACGGGGTCTACAGCTGGTTCAATATGATCTACCTGTACATCAGCAGCTACAAACTGTTCAGTGCAAACAGCACACCTATAGTGCATAGCCATCTTACCAGTTTTTTTGTTAGTCTTCCTCGATGTGAAAGCTTCTTTCAACGCTTCATACTTAGGAGGCCAACGTCTACTGGAGGCGCGTATAGCAGACACCACAAAGCTTTTAAACCTTGCAGCTGTCCACTGCCCACTGTTGAAAACTCTATCTCTAAACATAATATGTGTGGTTTATAAGTCATTCTCCACGTCAACAAAATGCCATTCAATATCTACAATGTCCATGCTGTTTAGAGCAGCTGCTATCTCTTCCTTAACCCTATTCTCTAATGTCTCAGGGTCTAGGTAGTCCACTGGTGTGCTGTCTCTATCAGCCTCAGCTGTTAAGCTTATCTTAATTAACATTATTGAACACCTCCTACAGTGAAGCTGTCTGCTGTTAGTTCATCAACATCATCACCTTCATACATACGATTTACAGTGGCTACCATATCTTGTTGTGTATGTCCGTAATTCTGAGAGAAGTTTTCCATCACCTTCTCTGCTATTTCTGGGTCATCATCCATGTATTGAATCACTGATGACACCAGTACACACAGCCCCATTAGTGATTCAAGATCATCCTGCTTCATTGTTACAGGACCATATACACTATTAAGAATAACAAAAGATCCATCCCAGTCTCCTTCTTCGTCTAAGTTAGGACGTAGCACCATTGCTACATCGTTAGGTTTTAGGTTGTCATTATGCATATAATTCCTCTGGCGGTAACCACATCTGTTCTTTATATCTACGTAGCCATAACAGTCGAGCATTCTCTAACACTCTAGCTTCGTCCAAGTCTCTATCAGCATACTCAGCTACACATACATCATACATCTCTTTTTCTGTTACAGCCTCTGTCAGTAGTTTTAAAGCTTTGACATTCCCTATACCACGCAAGCCTATGATGTTATCTGTAGTATCTCCTGTCAATAGTTGTTTATAGAAGAAGCGCTCTGCTGCTGCTTGGTCTACATAGTAGTGTAGCTTCTTGTTGAAGTTGTAGTGCCAGCCCTGTAGCTGGTCCAAGTCTTTATCAATAGAGGCTATGATGCAGCTGTCTATCTGGGTTGCTGATGCAATGCCTATAGCATCGTCAGCTTCCTCACCCTCACATACTATAGCGTCCCATTCTTTAACAGCATGTGCTCGTAGTCCTTTTAAGTGATCTGGTTTAGGGGCAGTGCGGTTGCCTTTGTAGGGAAAAGAAACAGCCACATCATGACGGAAGTTATTGCTACCTGTTAAGAACAATCTCCAACTATCATAGAAGTGGCTGTCGTGATCCACAGCAAGAAGAATGTCTGTAATAGCTTTGTCTAAACGACTTCTAGCTAATGACAAACTTTCTTCTTTGCAGGCAAACGCTACTCGGTAGCAGACTATGTCTGTATCGATAAGCGCTTCCATGTCTTACAAGATGTCTTCGTCATCATCCATCTTATCACCACCCACATACTCAATCAGGTTTGTGATGACAAGCTTACGAAGGCTGGGGCTTTTACCATTCTTGTTTTTATATGTCCAATCGTAAGCCTTAATCATAGCTTTGCATTCGCTTTCATTGCCAATCAAAATGTCACTACCAATCTCTCCGTCTTCGTCAAAAGCTTTAATGGGCTTGTCACTCTTACAAGTGATGAACTTACCCATGTCTTCTTTCTCTAACACAGACAGCCCCATAGCTTCTAAAGCATCTACAGCCTTAGCACTAAGTTGACCAATGTTTACTTGGTACTTACCTGACATGTCGTTAACTTTATTAAGCTGTGCCCAATACACTTTACCTTTTACCTTAACTGCTTCTACTACTTCGCTCATTTTCAATTTCCTTTTAAATAAATAAACAATGGTTTAGTGACAGTCTTTCCAGTTGTTACCAATATGAGACTCGGCATCAACAGGACAACGGAAACTAAACGCTTCACCTGCAGTCTTCGCTGCTTCAATAACCAATGCTGCTACTAGTTCAGCATCCTCCTCTCTAACTTCTATCTGCACTTCATCATGCACCCATGCTAATAGTTTAACATATATCTCTCTCTCTTTCAAAGACTTTGTTATCTCTATCAACCATTGTTTAGCAATGATGGCACCAGCACTTTGTAACAACACATTCAATGCAGCATGCTCACTACGCACCCGCAGCTTGCGTCCATCTAAGCCGGGTAATGCTCCAGACTTCTTATAAATCTTACCTATCTTTTCCTTAAGCTTCTTAAGCGCAGGTGTGTTATCAATGAAGTTGTTAATGATTGTCTTACCTTTAGCTTTGCTACACCCGAAGATGTCAGCAGCACGTTGAGGGCCAGCACCATACAGTACACCATATGTCAATGTCTTAGTCTTGTTACGCTTAGCCTTCAGCTCTTTGTCATGCTCATCATAAACTTCATCCTTACCTGCAACACCCATAGCCTTAGCATTAAGCCAATGAATATCACCACTCAACAACACCTTTTGCCACTCTTCATCCTGCATGTAGTGCGACAAACAACGCAGCTCAATACCTGACAAGTCAACACCAACTTGTTTCATACCCTTTGGCACTTCCCACATCTCCCTACACTCAGCACCATATGGTTTAGACGTGGAAGGAATCTGTCCCATGTTGGGACTATTGTGGGTGGCTCTACCAGTTACAGCACCATTGGTAATGATGGAGCCATGCACCCTACCATTATCATCCATCATCTCTAGCCAACTAGACACCTGTGCTATGCGCTTTTGCACCATCAAATACTCACTGACTAGCTTAGCTTCTGGCACATCTATACCATCTAACACATACTCGTCAATGATGTAGTTGCCTTTGTCAGTTTTTTCTGTAAGCTTCACACCAGCACCCATCAATCTCTCTGCAATTTGCTGCCTGCTGCCGGGATTGAATGGCTCTGAGCGTTGTTTTAAAGGACCTGCAACAGCTTCGTTAGCTAGCTTAAGGGGATAGCCTAGCCTACGTAGTTCATCACGTACACCACCCTTTGTGTCTACCTTGATAAGAACACCATCAGGTGCTACCACTTGGTAGTATTGCGGTGTTTTAGTTTCCATAACAGTAGGCGGAAATACACTTTGCAGTTGATATTCAATATCAGCCATCCTGCCTGACAACTGTGCCAATAATATCTGAGCTTTCTGTTCATTAAGTTGATAACCATTCTCATGCATCCTTTGGCAAATGATTGCCACCTCGTGTTCAATGTCAATGCTGCGCTGGCTGAAGCCATCAGCTGTGAGTACGTATGTCAAGTGATTATGTAAAATCTTTAGTAGCTCTACATCGTTAGCACAGTAGTCTTCCATCTCCTGTGACCAGCCACTATCGAAGTCGTCAAAGTCTCCTTTGTACATGCTTAAGCGAATGCCCCAAGCACCTAAGCTATGTGGACCATACGATTTAGTCTTCTTAACCACACCTTCTTCAGGCTCTGGTGTCTTAACAAAGGCTATGTCAGGGTTATGTAATCGAGACAACACCAGTGTATCGCGCTGGTACTGCTCTTCTATAACAACACCCCACACTTTACGCAGCACTGGGTAGTCAAAGCCTATGCCGTTATGTGCATAAACTTCACAGCCGTCTAAGTATTGTTGTAAGCCTTCGCTGTCATACCATATCTTCATCACACCATTCTTTTTAGTAGCACACATCCATATGGTATCATGCTTTAAGTTGGTTTCAATGTCTAGATAAACAATGTCTTTCATAAACTTTCATCCATTTCTACTGTCTCAAACATCCTACCTGTCTTGTGATCAAACTTAAGCTGACATGCAGGTCCTGTGATGCCATTGAATCTATTCTTCAGCACCCTAACCTGTGTGGTGTTGCGTATATCTATGTCAACAGCTTGCCCGTTACGCTCCAATCCTATCACCATATCACTGAGCTGTGCAATTGAAGCACTGCCTCGTAGCTGTGCAAGGCTAGTGGCTGCACCTTCTTCATGGCCTCTATCAACAGGACGCTTCAAGTGACTAACAACTAACAAGGCGATGCCAGTCTCCTGTACCAGCATACGTAGCTTAGTCATTATTTCATCAATGGCCTTACGTTCATCAGCATTATCCTGTGCAGACACAATGATTGATAGGTGATCAAGAACTACATACTTACACTGTAAGCCTTTAGCTAAGTAGCGTACACGATTAACAATGTTATCAACCGAGGTGCTACCAAAGTGATCAAACAAATATAAACGATCAGTACCTAATGTTAAATCAAAAGCCTTGCGCTTCTCTGTGTCATCTACTTCGTTAGGAAGGTGTAGGGGAATGTCAACAGCTAGTGACATTAGTGACAGCGCTGTCTTCTTAACACTCTCTTCTAAGAACATCAATCCAATGTTGTCTGCGCTGTGGTTCAACAGATGCCACACAATTTCTTTTAGCACTTGACTCTTGCCTAAGCCACTACCTGCTGTCAGTGTCACCAGCTCTCCCTTACGAATGCCATAGGTTAAATCGTTCAACCCTGCCCAAGGGTAGTAACAGTCTGCTTGTGCTATAGGCTTAGAAACTTCATCCCATAAACTACTACCAGCAATAATGCCGTCAGGTACATGGCCTTCAGCACCCCACCAACGCTGCACATAAGCAGCTTCCTTGCTCTCTGCCAACCAGTCACATGCATCTTTGTAATTGGCATCAGGTTTAAACACCTTAGCTTTAACACCAAAAAGCTCAGCCACTTTAGTAGCTGCTTCTTTGCCTTGCTTGTCACCATCAAAATGAATAACAATATTCTCAAAGCTATTCAACCATTCATACTGCTCAGTGCAATCCTTCAGAGCTGAGCCTGCACCATTACGTATAGACACTACAGGGTATTTACTGCCTAACATCTGAAAGGCTGCTAGCGCATCAAACTCCCCCTCCACAATAGTGACATACTTACCACCAGCCGTGAACAGCTGTTGTCCGAATAGTGTAGCTGTTTTCCAGTCACTACCTTCTTTAACAGCGATAAAGAACTCCTTGTCTTTAACACTACGAACCTTAGCTCCAACAACTGTGTTGTCACTATCAGTGTAAGGAAAGAACATTTTGTTTTCATTCCTAACAACACCATACTTATCTGCTGTTGCTTTGCTAATGCGTCTGTCGCTAATAGAAACACTATTACCTTCTAACATTAGTTTAAATTCTTTTATCTGTGCTTCTGTAGCAATAGATGGTTTCTTAGTTAACATAAACTTTTGTTTCTCTTCTGTGTTAATTGATTGTTGATAGTCCTGACAGCTGAAACAATATGATGAACCATCTTCGTTATAAGACAAAGCATCATTGCTACCACAGCTATCACATGGATGATGTGTTGAGACAAAGGTCATAGCTTCTTAGTTAAAAGAATAAAACAATTAAAAACAATTATCACAGACATAGTTTCACCAAGCCACCACATGTTGTGTTAGCTCGGACACCAGTGCCTGTGACGGTCACATGAGTAGCAGCTGTGCATCCTGCTTATTCTTCACTCCAGACTATTAAGACTTGATGTAGTCTCCCTGACGCGCTCTAGAGGTTATGTCCCCACGCTGGTTGATCTGTCAGTAGCCCCAAGTATCAACCTTAAACAAACAACCTACCGCTTGGTGTCGGCTTCCCCAGTAGGTTGTTGGTAGTGTAGCACAAGTTTTCAATACATGCCATCTAAATTTGGCGGCTTATATGATGGTGGCTTTGTTACCTTGCCGTTGCTATCAAAGTCTGGCATACCATTGCTATCAAACTTGCTCCAGTTGCTTGTGTTAACTTCCTCACAAGCAGCAACAATGTTCATTTGAGCACAATGTGCAACACCTACCGCTGTAACAATCTGATCTGCTAGGCTGTCCAACAACTCTTTGCGATTGCTTATAGTAGCTGTATATTCTCCACTTTTTAATTCCTCGGCACACCTATTTAGCCATACCCTTGCGTTCCACGCCTCATCAAAACCTTCACCGTCTTCTGAAATGTATAGCGTTGCCAGCATCTCCACCACCTCTTCAAGGTGACAGCCTAGCTGCACATTAAAAGATTCTTCTGTCGGCGCTGGTCGGGCACGTTTGTGCCATAGGTTTAGTGATTCAATTGTCATACATCGCTTTAACCAAATGATAGAATTTAACTAACTCTTTGTCATACTTACTACCCCAGTCCACTACCTCACCCTCCGGCTTCCAGCTTTCATTTTCCCACATACTAAACCCAGCTTCTTCAGCAAGGTCTTTAATCTCCTCTGTGAACTCTAGGTCAGCTTCATAATCAGGGGCTAGCTTTTTAGCTTCACCAATGCCTGCTTTTATAGCAGTGAGTATACCTAACCGCGTCAAGGCCACCACTGCCTCTGGTGGAAAGTCAAACTGATAAACAGCACTGCCGTCTACGTTATCACGTAATAGAGTTACGTTGCCCGTTCCTTCATCATTCATTTCCATAAGTCACCTTCTCTTTTGCACCAGACAGCTTTGCCATCTTTGTTAATAAATCATTCAACGGCTCTAACATCATAACCCTACAACAGCTAAGTGTAATGGGGCTGAACTCAGTACCGCTATCACTCTCTTCCACTCTGTTCAAATACTTATCAAAGAGTTCTTTAACAAGCCCTTGCAGTATTAAAGCATCCTTTTCATTACGCATCTCAGCGCCTATTTCCTCATAGTCCATCACCACTCACTTTCATCAGCAACATTGACAGTCATCGTAGTACAAAGACCATTGTATACTGTCAGCCAACTCATTGTTATGATAGACCCGATACCTGAGCTGCTATCACATTCAATGGTTATGTCAGATACAATGTTGTTTAGTTCTACAACCTCGTTAATCTTCTCTACATCCCTAGGTAGTAGTGTTATTTTGCTCATGTGTTTCTCTCCCTCAATTTGGCTTCAACTCCCTCAGCAACACCCTTACCG